TATATTGATATAAATTATGGTTCCCACCCCATGTTATATCCAGTCACCCAACCTATATTCTCATCCGTTCCTATCACCCGTTTCCCATCCCTTATCCCCTATCTTTATTCCTATTTTCTCTCCCCAGTTTAAATATACAATACAAAATATAATACTCCAAGTCTTCTTTTCCCTTTCCATATTTATACCCGAACAAAAACATTTTATTGTTTCCTTTAATAGTTCTTTTTAATTGTGATTATAAATTTAAAAAACAATTAAATGACAACCAAACTAAAAACCTTATTTTACTTTATGGTGTTAATCCATATTTTACAATATTGTGAAAGTAAACCATCCCAATTACCCCCTAACCCCACTAAAACATACTACCCAGATACCCTAAATCGTAAGGCTGGTAAAGTATATACTATTAGATATTTATAACCATGATAAACATACTAAAATCCATTTTAATAATACTAGGTGGGGTAATTTCCCTATCATTATCCCCAGTATTATTAATACAAGAAATACTTAAAAAATAAATCCATGACTAGTTATACTTCAGATCAACTAAATGGCAGTGGAAGTTACGCGCCTAATTTAACGAAAAATACCACTTACACATTCGTTATCGCAAATCCCATTTTCTTCACTTATCTCACGTTAGAATCGCCTAGAAACGCGAATGGGTATTATGATGAAACATCCAAAAAATCCATCTCCGGTTCATTTTCGAATTTCACCAATGTAGTTAATGGTGTTTCTTCATCATTTTACCAAGCTGCTTTTTATTTAAATTCGGGTTCGAATTCATTTAAATTTACCCCTGCTGTTAATATATCCGGAGATGAATTAAACATACGAGGTACTGGTGGAATTACATTAACCATTAGTTAAATTTTATTTGGATTTTGGGGAGTAAATGTGTATATTTAAGTATATAAATAATAAATATTATGGATAAAATATATCAAAAAGGCAAGACGTTTACAACCCCGGACGGAACCATTGTTACCATGTTTGATGGTAAACTTCACAATTGGGAAGGACCAGCATTAATTCCACAAGGTGATGAAAAATTGGCTGAATATTACATTAATGGGGTTAAAATGACCCATCAAGATTGGAAAAAAGCGTTACGCGGGCGTGAAGGTTTACCTTGGTATAAAGGTGGAGCTACTGTTCGGTTCTAAAAATTTAATTAAAAATAAAGGTTATGCGACATATTACAACAGAACAAGCTAGTAAATTTATATCCATTGAGGAAGATGGATATGCACATATGGAACCACACTATTTCACATCAACAGATGACATGGAGGGTTGGTCTAAAATTACCTATTATACTAATAAACCCAAACGTGAGTTTGCTGGGCAACATGGTGAGCAATTTGTTTATGTTTTAACTAACAAATATATGCCCGGTATAGTTAAAATTGGATTTACATCACTTAACCCATATGATCGAGCTCATATCATATCCCAACATACTGGAATACCTGATGAATTTAGTATGGATTTTGCTTTTAGATGTGTGGATGGTAAAAAATTGGAAGGAATGGTACATAAATCACTTCATGAATACCGTATAAAGAAAAGACGTGAGTTTTTCAAAATGGAAGTGGATGATGCTATTAGTACTATTGTTTCAATTGGTAGTAACTGCTAATATTTATAGTCATGAATTTAGAAGGAATATTTGGTATATTTTCGTTTTTTGATGAAAATGAACCTGACAAAAAAGTCGAGCAAGAAATTGAAGAATATACTTCAACCCCCCACTATAAAATTAAAATTTTCATTAAATTAATAACTAATGGAAAAGCATTCAAACAACAATTAATCCAGTTCTTCCAACAATCAAACGAATCACTAGACATGTCCAGTGTTGATTCAGCTGGGGAATTTATGATGTACTCTAGATCTTGGTATTGGATAAATCAGTGTGATTTAAATGATGATAAATGGCAAGAGTGTTTAAAAAACATACCCCATAAACAATTATTTGAATGTTTAGATTCATGTATCGAGTACTATTTATCTTTGGAAGAATATGAAAAGTGCGCGTTCCTTAAATCAATTAAGGAATTTTGTGAAAAAGCTTGATATTTGAATATCCATTTCGTATATTGCACTTTAATTTAAAATAATTAGTTATGAATTTATCACCTGAAGAAATAGTACAAAATTGGGAGACGTTATTGGGATATATTGAGAAATATATTGAGTCACCTAGAAAAGAAAAATTGGTTGATTTTTACAATAAATTTGCTGAGCGCTTAATGTTAATGCCCGCTGCTCATAAAAAAGAATACCATAATGCATTCCCTGGAGGATATGTAGAACATGTAATTAGAGTAATTGATTGTGCCCTAGATCAACATAAATTGTGGGGAAAACATGGTGCTGATGTATCTACATATACTGTTGAAGAATTAGTTTTTTCTGCCTTAAACCATGATTTAGGTAAATTAGGTGATGAAGATAATGAATCTTATATCCCACAAACCGACCAATGGAGAAAAGACAAATTGGGTGAGGATTATATGTTTAATGAAAAATTAGCATTTGCATCTGTACCTGATAGAGGGTTATTTTTACTCCAATCCCACGGCATACAATATTCATTTAATGAAATGATCACAATCCAGACTCACGATGGTTTATATGACGAAGGAAATAAAAAATATTTACTTTCATTTACACCAGGCCAAAAACCAAGAACATCATTACCTTACATAGTACATCAAGCTGATTTAATGGCTGCTCGTATTGAATTTGAAAGAGAATGGTTAGGTAAGTTAAAAGAAGGTAACCCAAAATCCACACCTAAAATCACCCCAACCAACTCTAAAAAGGACAATGTAAGAAATAAAGCATTAGGTTCGATTAAGAGCGATAATTTAAAAAATTTACTAGATAATTTATAATTATGATTTACGTAATATTAACATGTGTATTTTCCGTTAGTACATTACTACTAGGTTTCACTACTTGGAACCTTTTAAAGAAACAAGAAAAATCTGAAGACATACTTGCAGGTTACTTAGGATATTTAGATAAACTATCTCGTGTAATAGACGCATCTGATGTAAAAATTAAGGAATTAGACCAAATAGGTGCCTTTGCTAATGATGATGAAACGGGAATAATTTTTGAAGGTATAAAGCAAATACAAGAAATATTAAACGAGTTTTCTATAAAACAACAATAAAAACATTTATGCCTAAAGTAGCCAAAAACAAAAATTATTTCACCCAGGAAACTGAAGATGCTATTATATTATATAATAAAACAGAAGATTATGCGGTTAGAGATAAGATATACCAAAAATTTATCCACTATCCATTCTTCAAATTAACTCAAAATATAATTCATACTTTTAAGTTTTACAATACTGAAGTTGATAATTTAGAACATTTACAACACGAAATTGAAGTATTTCTTTTGGGTAAATTACATTTATATAACCATAGCCAGAATATACAAGATCGTTTGGTTAAGATTATTACTAAAGAATTTCAAGAAGAATACACGGGTGATTTTAAAAAATACGTAGGTGATGTAGATAAAATCACTCAACAACAAATTAATGATTTTCTTAGTACATTATCATTGTCTAAAGAATGTATGGAAAAATTATCAAAAATGACCCCACCAAAAGCGTATTCTTATTTTGGTACTATAGTTAAAAGATGGTGTATTATATATAATAACAAAACATATAATGCAAAAACAAACCAAACACCTATAGATGAGTTAAACCAAGACCATAACCCATCATACACCCCAGATATATCCCCATCAGATGACAAGTTATTCATATTTATGGAATCATATATTGAATATTTAGATTCAAACATTGAAAAATTATTCAATAAACAACAAGACAGAGAAATAGCTGATTCTATACTAGAATTATTCAGAAAACGAGATCAGATTGATATATTCAATAAAAAAGCCCTTTACATTTACATCCATGAAATGGTTCCTGAAGCAAAAACACCTCGTATTACTAAAATAGCTAATTCATTATATGATATATTTAAACGTAATTATGTGTTTTATCTGGAAAATAGTTATATAAAATTTACCTAACCCATATTTATACGTAAAAACACATGGGAAATTTAGATGCTAATATATTTGGAAAGAAAAAATTCTCCGATATACTCCAAGAAATATATAATAATCAAAAACAAAAAGCCGTTCAAATATCAGCATTAATAAGTGAATTAAAACCACTTATAAATGATATAGGGGATGCTACATTAATAGTTCCATTGATTAAAGAATATATGGAATTAGGCCTTAAAAACGATGAACAATTAATCAAAATGGCTACCATCATTCAACGTGCTGTAGGTACTGGTAAATCTGAGGATGAAGGATTTGGTATGACTGAAGATGAAAAAGCACAATTATTAGCCGAAGTAAAAAACTTCCAACCTAAACAATAATGAGTTACAGTAAATTTGGATTTTCCAATCTTGTTAAATCCAATTCCCCTCTTACTAGACAACAAACCCCAAACTCATACTCTGAAACCATAACGGCTCAGGTAACCAAAGTTATTACCTCTGATAATCCTGACCCAATAGTTAATGGTGGGATAACTTATTCAAAAGTAGGAACTATACTATGTACTGCAATCACCCAAAATGTTATTGGGAGTCAATACATAGCAACACCTAAATCTACATCAACTATTAATATACCTGAAGTAGAGGAAATGGTAACTTTATATAAAGTACCGTCTCCAAACAGTAATGGAGGTATGTGGCTTTACGACCAACCCCATTCATTATATGATGGTAGTTCCATTAATAATAATAAATCAACGTTACTTAATACTCCATTATCCCCATCTAATAATATTAAAGACTATAAAAAATCTGAATTAGGTATACCTACTCAACAAACCACCCCAACCCCAAAACAACAAACATTTACCGAAGCAGAAATTAACCCTCTCACCCAAAATTCGGGAGACATAATTCGCTATGGTAGATATGGTCAAAGTTTACGATTTGGTAACAATGCTGGAAATCCTGTAACTATACTTAGAAATGGGCAAACTAAATCAAACGAGTCTGGTTTTGTACCCATCTCAGAGGACATTAAAAACGATTTAGCATCCCTATATTTAACATCTAATCAAACAATAAAACTCAGTTTGGCTAATGAAAATTTCACATCTTATTCCACACCACCAATATCCCCTTCATCCTTTAATCTACCTCAGGTTATATTATGGTCGGATCGGGTAATCTTGAATGCGAAATCTGATAGTGTCTTAATCAGTGCAGCCAAGTCGGTGAGTTTATCATCTAATGAGAGTATCAACGCGGATTCCCCATTAATTAATGTACATAGTAATGATATAAGAATTGGCCCAAACCCAACCTCAGCTACTGAACCAGCATTATTGGGAGACATCACCATAGATCTTATTAAACAATTATGTTTTGCAGTTAAATCCATGGCTAATCTACTTGAAACATCCCAATTATTCCCGGGAGGTGCACCAGTCCCTGACGCCGCCGGAAATGTAATAGGTAACACGGCATCTAATGTGGTCCAGGGTATATTAGATAATTTAGATAAAACTAAATCCAAATACATCAAACTAAAATGATATCAGGAATAGTCATAGATTCATCCACTAATAAACCATTGAAGGGCGTAAAATTAACGTCATCCAATAGTGATAGTCCAATTACATCAACTACAGATGTTAATGGTAAATTTACCATTAATGTTCCTTCATTCCCTAACAACATCACCATTTCATACGCTGGATATAATACTAAAGAGGTAAAACCATTTAAAGGTGATGGTGAAATTAAAAATGATTTAGGTGTACAGCAATTAACCCCACTTAAACAAGATATATCTAGGGATTTACTTAATTCATCTCAAATGAGTTCATCACAAGTAGATTCACTATTAAAATCTAAAAAAGACTCTAATTATTACACACAGAAACGGTTAAGTGGTACTGTTAAAGACATTAAATCTCAATTAATGCCTATAGCCATAGGAATGGTTGCTGAATTTGGATTATCAAATATAAGTACA